TGCTCTTGCTGATTTAGCATCAGTTGTTTATAAACTCTGGGATGAAGTTATTTTACTTGGGAACAAAAAATTGATTTTACAAGGAAAGCAAGTTTTCGCTTATGTGCAAAATCTTTCTAAAGAAATAGAAAAGAACTTTCATTTTACATATGACCAGCAACTTGCAATCAATAATGTTATTTATCAACTTTTACAAATTTGTGCCGAAATAAATAAAATTGAAAATCCTTTAACATTAAAAACTTTTGAAAGGAGCAAGTAATGGAATTAAGATTAATAGGAAATGACCTTGAGCTCGATGGAGAAAAAGTTGCAAGAGTTTTTGATATAAAAGGAACTGTTTTAGGAAATCTAGAAGAGATGATAAGAAGAGCAAATGATTATGAAAAAGATTTAGATAATGCATTTAATAGTGGAGTAGATAAAGGAAGAGAAGATGCCGAAATTTAATTATAAAATAAATAAATCACCAGAAGAATTAAAACTTATAATTGATAATCTTGAAAGAGCACATGAAACTTTTAAGCAAAGAGGATCTCAATATGGTGCATCATATGTTCAATATGGTCAAATAATGAAGGTTTTATTCCCCAATGGAGTTGATTTAAAAACAGAAGATGATTTTAATCGGATGGGACTTTTGAATATGATTGTCAGTAAATTAATTAGATATGGCAATATGTGGGAAAAACCACACAAAGACTCAATACATGATCTTGGTGTATATGCTTTCATGCTAGAGGGAATAGATGATAATATTCGATCTTGAAACAACAGGACTGCCAAAAGCTGAAGGCAGTGATCTAGATATGCAACCAAGAATAATAGAATTTGGTGGCATAAAAGTTGATGATGATTTCAATAAAATAGACAGTTTTGAATTTTTATGTAATCCTGGACAACCATTAGATCCAAAAATTGTTAAGATAACAAAAATAACAGACGAGATGTTAAAAGATCAAAAACCTTTTATTGCCTATTATAAAAAACTTGCTGAATGGTTTTGTGGTGAGAGTTCAATGGCAGCACACAATCTTTCTTTTGATAGACAGATATTAAAATTTGAATTACAGAGAATAGATAAGTTGACAAAATTTCCATGGGCATATAATCATTTTTGTACAGTAGAGATTGGTCAGTCAGTTTGGGGGAAAATGAGAAAGCTCGGAGATATCTATGAAGAGCTGTTTGGTAAAAAAATTGAAGGTGCTCACAGATCATTAGTTGATGTAGAAGCAACAATAGAAATATTAAGATGGTATAAAAAAGAGGGTCATATATGAAAAAACGAAGCGATATAAAGGGCACCAGAGGGTCGAAACAGCCTCTTCGTATAGTAAAGCACCCCAGAAATATAGGCATATAAGTGTTAAACATTAGATTAAGATCAGAATATTCCTTTAGAAAAGCATTTGGAAATATTAAAAAAGTTATTGAATCAACACCAGGAAACTCTGTTGGAGTTTGTGATGGTGGAACTTGGGGACATGTTTCTTTCAGCAAAGCATGCAAAGAACTAAATAAGAAACCACTTTTTGGAACTGAAATAGCATTTGTTGAAGACTCAACAAAAAGAGAAAGACAACCTGCAAATTATATGGCTTTTATTGCAAAAAATAATACAGGTTTAAAAGAACTTTATCAGCTTGTAACAAAAAGCACAGAGAAAGAAAACTTTTATTATTTCCCCAGACTTTCATATTCTGATTTATTTGATGTTTCAGAAAACTTAATTATAATTAGTGGAACGCACCCAGAGTGGGGACTGCTTCCTTTGGCCAGAAAAAGCGATTTATACATAGAAATGAATCCTATGAGTTCTCGCAAGGCATTAGACTTTTGCGAAGCAAAAGGATTTCAACCAATAGCAACCTCTGATAATTACTTCCCCAAAGTAAATGACAGGAAAGTATATGAAGTTCTTGTTGGTAAAAATAGAACAGATAGAACAGCACCAATGCACATACTTAATGAGTGGGAGTGGAGGGATGCAGTGCCATGGGCACCAGAGAAAGCGATTGAAAATACATATAAAATAGCAGAAATATGTAATGCTGAATTGCCTATTGGTAAAATGATAACTTTCAAACCAGAAAAAACATTAAGACAAATGTGTGAAGAAGGAGCGATTAAAAGGAATATAAGTTTAAAAAATTCTATTTACAGAGAAAGATTAAACAGAGAACTGGATATGATCGCAAGTAAAAAGTTCGAAGATTATTTTTTCGTAATAGCAGACATGATTAATTTTGCCAAGCAGCATATGTTAGTTGGACCAGCCAGAGGATCTTCAGCTGGTTCACTGGTTTGTTATTTCACTGGAATAACAGATATTGATCCATTAAAATACGATTTACTTTTCGAAAGGTTTATAGATGTTAATCGATCCGACTTACCAGATATTGATATAGACTTTCAAGATGACAAAAGAGAGATGGTCATAGATTATTTAAGAGAAAAGTATGGTTCAGAAAAAGTTGCACATTTAGGAACTGTCAGCAGGTATAAAGCAAAAAGCACAATAACAGAAGTTGCCAAAGAACTTGGAGTTCCTGCTTGGGAAGTGAATGATTTAAAAGGTGCAATAATAGAACGCAGTGGTGGTGATGCTCGAGCTGCGATGTGTATAATGGACACATTTAACGATCTTGATATTGGAAAAAAAGTTTTAGAAAAATATCCTCAGATGAAAATAGCAGAACACATGGAATATCATGCTAGGCACAATGGTGTTCATGCAGCAGGAATAATTGTAACAGAAGAGCCAGTGAGTAAATATTGTTCTGTTTCTAAACAAACAGATGCAGCTCAAATAGATAAAAAAGACGCAGAGGATCTTAATCTTTTAAAAATAGATGCACTTGGTTTGAGAACATTATCTGTTATTCAAGACATACTCGATCAAGTTAATTGGTCTAGAGAAAAAATTATTAATTATAAATTAGATGACAAAGAAGCATTTAAAGTTTTAAATGATGAAAAATACGCAGGAATATTTCAGTTTGAAGGTTATGCTCTTCAGTCACTAACAAGACAAATGAAAATAAATAGTTTTGAAGATTATGTTTCTATTACATCTTTGGCTCGTCCTGGACCATTAACTTCAGGTGGTGCTTCACAGTTTATAAAAAGACATACAGGTGAAGATCCTATTTCATATTTACATCCTATGGTTGAAAAAGTCACAAAGATAACAAATGGAATTGTTATATATCAAGAGCAAGTGATGGTTATATGTAGAGAAATGGGAAGATTAAGTTGGGAAGAAGTCAATCAATTAAGAAGAGCAATGAGCAAATCTTTGGGAGAAGAATTTTTTAATAGATATTGGGTGCGTTTTAAAGAAGGTGCAAGCGAAAATAAAATAAACGAAGATGATGCTCGTGTTGTTTGGGATCATATAAATACAATGGGATCAATGGCATTTAATCGCAGTCATGCTGTTTCATATGCTTTAATAAGTTATTGGTGCTGTGTTTTAAAAAGTAAATTTCCATTAGAATTTGCAGCTGCATGTTTGAGAAATGTTAAGGATGATGAACAAGGAGTCAAACTTTTAAGAGAAGTTGTAAGAGAGGGTCTTGTATATAAACCATATGATAAATACAAATCAACAAGTAATTGGTCAGTTCAAGATGGCCAGTTGATAGGTGGATTGATTGGTATAAAAGTTGTTGGTCCAAAAATGTCTGAAGATATAATAAATAGAAGAGAGCTCAATCAACCATTAACACCAAGACAGAATAATCTTTTAGACAATGGGGAAACACCATATGATGATATTTTTGAGTGTGAAAGAAGATTTGGTCATATTAAAAAAGAACCAGCAAAACATAATATAAAAACAGCCATAACAGATATACAAAATCTTGAAGCTGACAATCCTGGAGAGTTTGTTGTATTTGGAAAACTTATGGAGAAAAATTTAAGAGATTTAAATGAAGCTGTTAACCTAGTTAAAAGAGGTGGTCGCAGGGCAGAAACTCATAATCTATGGTTAAATATGAAATTTGAGGATGACACTGGTCCAGTTTTAGCAGGAATAAATAGATGGAGCTATCCAAAGTTGGGCAAACCAATAGTTGAGGAAGGCAAAATTGGTGATTGGTATTTGTTAAAAGGCAAAATAAATAGAGGATTTAGAAAATTAAATATAGAAAAATGGCGTAAGCTGACATAAGTCATTGTTTTTATTAAGATCTTTTTTAACTTTATTTAAAAATAATACTTTACTTCTCTGGGGAAAAGAGATATCATCTATTCATAAAGTTAAGAAAGGAAACAAAAATGAAAAAAGAATTAAATTTACCTCTAAGATTAACAGAAGAAGAGCATAAAGTTCTTAGAAGTTTAATTGGTCAAGCTATATCATCAAGAGAATATTCAACTTCTGCAAGAAAAAATATTTTAAAAGATGTAAAAAAGCAAATCGAAGAAAATTTAGAAAACACATTTTGGAAATAAGAAAGGAAAAAATTATGAATAAACATACTCCAAAAAGAAGACAAATAGTTTACTGCGATACAGGTATCGCGAGAAAAACATGGTGTGGACCATATGCGATCGCAGTGGTTTGCGGAACTGAATATGAACCAGCATATCAGGTTGCTAGGGCAGTTCGTGGCAAAAGACATGCCAAAGGAATTACTGTCACCCAGATGATTAATTCTTGTAAAAAAATGGGTGTGACTGGTGTTAATAAAAAACTTGATAAAAAGATGAAATTATCAAAGTGGCTTGACCAACACACACTACCAAATAAAGTTTATGTTGTCAACACAACTCGCCATTTTATAATTGTTGACACAAGAGATTGGACAACTATCGACAATCAAGAGCCAGAGTGGAAAGCTGTGACAGCATCCAAACATATCAACAAAATGGTTCATGGTTATTTCATGGTTGATAATCCAAAGTTCGAAACAGACAACAATGGTTGGCTTTTCGAGCCACTGGCTGCGTCCAGTTAAAAGGCAATTCAGCCGAACACAAAAGGAGATTTCCTGAGCATGAAGTAAAACTGCTCATTTTTTATTGGAGGGATTTATGTTAACAGAATTAGCATGTATGGCAACAGCAATATATTTTGAAGCACGTGGTGAACCAATGGTTGGTCAAGTTGCAGTTGCTCAAGTTATAATGTCAAGAGTATATGATGAAAGATATCCTGATACAGTCTGTGATGTTGTAAAGCAGGGATATTATTATTCATGGGACAAAACAATACCAATTAGGGACAAATGTCAATTTAGTTTTTGGTGCGATGGTAAACCAGAAAATATTAAAGATGAGGATGCATATTTTTGGGCAACAGAAGTTGCTCAAGCAGTTATGGTTGGCACACTTTATGATACAACACAAGGTGCGACTCATTATCATGCTTATTATGTTCAACCATCCTGGAGCAAAAAATTTACCAGAACAGTAAGAATAAATGATCATATATTTTATAGATGGGAGAATGAATAATGACAAAATTTTCAGATGAATTTATTAACAAAGTAAAACAACATTGGGAAGAGAATAAAGGAAAACCTTTAGGAAATAAAGTTGTTGGTATTCATAGAGAATATAAAAAATTAAAAAAATTTGGTATGCAAGATTTAGCAGAGCATTTTAATATAACTTTTGCTCAAGCAACAAGGATTATTTATCACAAATGACTTCTGACAAATTTCTCCAGTCTTCTCTCGTCATATTCCCTTTTTTATGCCAATGCAAAAGACTGGAGAATTTAGTTTTTGAAACTCGATTGTAAACTTCTTTAGATTTTAGACCATCAATCAGACCAATAAAATTCCTTCCGATGCGAATTAAAACCCAACAATGACCTTTATAATTTTTATATTCTTTTAGCCAAATGACCTGATTAAGAGATAAACCTGTAGAAACTCGCTTCTCTGGCCAATGATCAAGATACTTTAATTCTATCCAACCAGAGTCACCATTTTTATTTATATAATGAATATCTGGCATTCCCCTCATTACTTTGTTTTCAACTCTGTACATTTTCAAAGGCAAAGAAGTTCTCAGCAAATGCCAAAAATTTTTTTCACTCATATTATTCTCCATTATTTAAAAATACTGATTTTGGATCTTTAGTTATTGCATCAGCGAGATTTTTCTTATCTCTTAATGCTGAAATTATTTTTGAATCGATTGTTCCTTTTGTTTCAATATCTATATATGTGACGTTGTTTGTAGTTCCTATTCTATGACATCTATCTTCAGACTGAAGTCTTGTTTCAAGATCAAAACTATTAGAATAATAAATAGCATAATCTGCAGCTGTCAATGTTAAACCAATTCCACCAGACTGTGGTTGCCCAATAAAGTATTTAATGTTCGGATCATTTTGAAATTTATTTACTGCAAGCTCTCTATCGTCTGTTGATACGTCTCCGTGATAACTTACAGCAGAATCTCCTAACTCCCTCTCTATGGCTTTTATATCAGCTTTAAACCTTGCCCATATAATAACTTTAGATTGTATTTCACCGAGTATATTTGTCAAAGCTGTTAAGCGAGGATTAACAACATTTATTTTCTCTATGCCTTCTTCAGTTGGAAACCAGTTACAAGTTATTTGTTGCAACCTTAAAAACCTTGTAATTGCTTCTGGAGCAGATAAAGTTTGACCTTGCAACTCTGTTATAAATTCTTTTTTCAATGAATTGTAAACTTTAGATTGTTCTGGTGTTAAGTCTATAACATATCTTTGATATATTTTTTTAGGCAAATCCAAACAATCTTTTTTAAGAACTCTAAAACTATGACCCTCGATATTCTTTGTTAATTCATCAATGTTTTGGTAAGAAACTATTTCTTTATTCTCAAAACCACCCATCACACAATATCTTGCTTTAAAAGAATAAAAACTATCATATCCAAGGATATTAGAGTCTAAAAATTTAAACTGACTATAAACATCCTCTGGACCTTTTGTAACAGGTGTGCCAGTCAATATTCTACGATATTTAGCATTTTTAGAAAACTTTGTTATCATTTTGGTTCTTTTGGCTCCAGGACGTTTTATTCTAGAACTTTCATCAACAACCAACATAACATTGTGAGATGATAATATTTTCATCATATAAAATACAGCAACACTGCTAACAAATGCCTCAACATTAAAAGAGAACACTTTAAGACAGTTTTCAGCACCTATAACAGCATCAAATTTTTCCCTGTGCTTTTTTATGGTATTCTGCCCTGACTTGTAGTATATGCTCTCATATGGGCACCAATCAGGCATATGTACAGGAAGTTCTTTGCTCAACCA